ATATTACTTTCATAAGTGATTGTTTTTACCACCAAAGCCCCGCTACTTTCATAGCGAGGTTTTGATTAGGTAGTTAGGATATTACAGTTTAGTAATAGCGATAATTGCAGCGTCAATGTCTGGCACGTGCATGAAAGCATTTGCATCAACATTTCTTACTAAGAAGTTTAATCTTTCGTAAGCCTTTACTGTAACTAACTCTTTTTCAAAGTTATCATTGTTTTCAAATCCAAATTCAACAGTAGTTCCTCTACGAGATACAACAGTTCCTTTAGTAGAATCCATTACATACATTTCGTTTGCAGGTACTAAAGAATTTGTAATAACTCTAACAGCTCCAATATTCATTCCATCAGAAGTAATCCAATTAGGAATTAAATAGTTGTTGTTAGCATCCTTTTCTAATGTCATTAAACATTTATCAGCAGGATTTAAAAGAGCTACATTAGCAGAAAATTTATTATTTAAACCAGCATCAGAAATTTGACATGAAGCTACTTGAATTAAATCTACTAAGGTTGGAGCTTGTACGCTAGTAGCGTAAGATCCAGCAGCAAAAGTAGAAGCAACAGCATCAACAGAATTAAGTTCTGGATAAACATCAGTACCTAATAATAGACCTTCATCTACTTTTAAAGCAACATCAGTAGAGACTAAATCTCTAATTTCTCCACTAACCCACTCGTAATCATCCATCATGTCAATACACACATCAACATAATCCCTAACTTTAGCGATTTGCAACGTTCTAACTTGCCATGTGATTTTAGAAGTGTGAGTTGAAGCAGCACATGCAGCAACATTTTTAGCATCTCTAACAACTGATTCTTGATCGTTATACTTAATGTATTCTTTGTTAGTATTTCTTTGATTGAACAAAGAACGCATAAACGTTTGCCTAGTAGCTATCTGACCTACACCCGGAAGCATATCCGCAAAATCAGTACCAGAAGTAATATCGGAAGCACCTTGTGATGCTTTAATTTCTAATCTTACATTCTTTTGGCTTGATTCTGCTAATGTTTTTAACTCATCAGCTTTTTCAGTTAATGCAGTATAAATTGCATTCTTAAAAGTTACTGGCTCGTTTTCCGTTTTAGCCTCTACTTCTTTTACTAATTTAGCAATTACACCGCCTTGGTTTTCCAAAGTAGATTTCATTGCTGTAATATTAGCAGAAGTTAATTCTTTAATTTGAGCGTCTAACTCTTCTTTTTTTGCTCCATCTTCTTTAGACTTTGCAGTTAATTCTTCAATACTTTTCGTTTGCCACTCTAATAGACTAGCAAAATACTTAGCATTATCTTCTTCGTTTAGCTTTGCTATTTCCTCAGAAGACTTTACTTTAAATTCTTTCATTACTTATAATTTTTTGAAAGGTTAGTAATTATATTAATTGTTTTTGATTTGTCTTCTTCGGTATCCTTATTAGATGGCTGATTCAAATCAGTATCTTTTTTAGATGGCTCGATTAATTTCAAATCGGTAATTATTTGCTTCATTTGCAATATCTCCATGTTGATTAATCCACGTTGATTTTTGCTTTCCGATAGCGATTTAAGTTGTGCATTTAATTCATCTAATCTATCAATTAGATTACTTTTTATTTTTTCGTTTGATCTTTTAGATTTACTACCTATTGTAGGAGTTAGTTCATTTGCCCCATAAGATACTACACTAATTTCAAATAATTCTATTTCTTTAACTATCCAAAAGAAACCAGCCTCATCTGCCTTTTCAGGGTTTAATGCTAAAGGATAGAACTCATCCCATGCTTTGCGTTCTGATTCATTTGTAGAATTTAAAACTGCTTTAACTATATTTACATATCTAAACCCTATCGAATGATTATCATATAACCCCTCTTGATAATTAATTAAATCATCGTTTCCTTTTGCTGTTGTTGGTATATGACTTTCACAATAAAGACAATCCATACCATCTATATTTCTTTCTTCAATTAAATCAAACCTACCTACTACATTCTTAGTATTTAACACGTGATCAGATTGATGTTTTATTTTTGCAACAGCATTAGATTTTGGTCCTCTATCATTTATAGATTTAGAAGCACAACCTAATACCAACATGTCTTGGTCGCTATCAATAAAGAAGTATGTATTAGCAACAAACTCAACAGTTCTTTTATCTGGATTAACCTGCTTTATAGAGGTTGTACCCTCAACAGTTTTAACACCAAAATGAGTAGCCATTTTTTGTTGTAGTGTTTTATTCTTCATTTGCTTGTATATTAGTTATAATTTTCGCAGTTTCTTCATCAAAATAATAATTGTCTATAAGTAGTTTTTGCTTTCCTTCTGGTGATATGGGCATGTTTAATATTACATTAATACCATCCATGACAATCTTATCCTTTTCAGCTTCTAATTTTTTGTCATCTTGTAAAGCCTCTATACTAGATATATCTGGCTCTATAAAATAGTTTGAATTATCTCTTTCGTTCCATCCGGGTACGTAGAATTTATTAAAATGATCTATCTCACTATGTAGCGGAGGTAGTACACCATTAATATAAAAATCTTTTGTATCTTGTTTAGCATTATTGTATGATGCTCCTTTTGGATCGTTAAACATTCTGGACTTAACACCGTAAACAGAACATAAATCTCTTAACTTAATTACACCGCTTTCTAGTATCTGTAAATCTGCTGGACTCATTGCAAACTTTATAAAATCAAAGTTACCCGAAGTAACCTTTATAGATCCGTAATTATCTCCACCACCTATTTTATTTTTAAGTGCTTTATCTAGTTGCTTACCTTCTTCTGATGTAGTTGCTCTATCTCCCTTAGAAGATAATAAACCTATTGCTCCTTTATTCTTTATTAAAGATGCATCAGCAGTTATAATCTCATTAGAAGCTACTAACGTTCTATAAGCAGCAGACAAAGGACTCATACCCATTACTGCATTTTCTGCTCCCGGATCTGGATTAAACTTTTTTAAGTGCATCACCTCCTCAATATCTAAATTATAATCTGTACCGCTATAATTATACTTATATGAAGTGGCTTGTGGTCCAGTTATTAAGTTGGTAACTTTAGGAATAATATATTGAGGTGCTAAATTCCACCTTTCAGAAAAATGTTGAGAGCCTACACCCTTAACCCCGTATTGTATTTCATTACCTGTTGCTAATTGATAAACTAAAGATTGATAAGTAAAAGACTTATAAGTGTTTTCATTATTAGGATTATGTACAAAGTTGTAAAAATCTCCCTCTCTTACTATCTCTTCTTCTCCATCTCTTAATACATTTTTTATTATAACTGGTATATCTGCACCCGATGAAGCTATCCTATTTATTATTGAATAAACATGGTTATTACTCAAATAACCCTCCTCTAAATACTTCTCTATTGATTTTTCGCCTAAGCCTATATTAGATAGTAACTTAATAAATGATTTCTCGCCATTTACATTATGGGATTTACCAGTTAGGGCTTTAAACGCTTCTGTAAGTCTTGACATTTAAAAAAATTAGTACAATATGAAATATGACTTCATATCGTGCAACAAAATATGTTACTTTACAAAAATAAATAAAATTTTTTTAATATTTACTAAGTTACCCAAAAATTATTATCTTCATTAAGTTCTTGATGTGCGTATCTGATAGCATCAATGATGTGATTCCAATTATCAATAGGTGTATTAGATTTCTTATCATGGAAGCAATAGTTATTTAATTCTCTATGGGTTTCTATATCCTGCTCCTCTGATATTATTTCTTTAACATACATTTTAGCCAATCCATTTTTAATGCTATCTGGACCTTTACGACATTTAACAATGTTAAAACCTTTAACTCTTATTTCATCTATCAATCTAGGTTCTGCTGAATCTGCTACTATTAAATCATTCTTAGTTACATTGCCATCTAAGAAATTTATAATATCGCTTGTACTCATTCCTTTTTTATACAGTTTTAACTTAGTATAAATCTTTTCTTTTGTTTGAGACACTTTAACTAATGTAGTAGCATCATTAACATATCCAAAGTCCATACCATAAATACTAGGTAGTGAATCATCAAACTTT